TCGTCGCGCTTGGTGTCCTCCTTCTCGGGCTTCTTCGGCGCGAACAGGAATGACAGCCCGATCATCAGGCCGGCGAACAGCACGCCGCCGATGATGGTGGCAGCAGTCGTGCTGAGAGCCGGGAACAGCGCGCCGACCAGCAGCGCACCGAGGAAGGCGCGGCCCTCGATCACGGGACAGAAATGGATCTCGCGCGACACCGGCAGGAATGCCGCCTCGTCGCCGCCGCGCCAGTCGCCGTCGGCCATGATGCAATAGAGCTCGTGCGTGGCGAACGCCGCCAGGAAGCCGGGATAGTTGGCATCGAGCGCTGCTACCGCCTCGACCGGCGTGCGGATCGAATAGTCATGGCGCGCCCCGAAGCGATCGGCGAGCGGCCCGTGCAGGTGGATCGCGACCAGCCGCTCATCCATCGCAAAGCCTTTCATGGCGCAGGTGCAGCACGGTCGCGTCCTGGTAGAAGCCGCCATAGAGCTCGCGCACCGACAGGCGGCCGAGCATCTGGTGAAGGATCTGGTCCGGCGCCAGGAACAGCGCCAGGTGATTTGCGACCGGACTGCGGATCCGCATGGCGATCACGTCGCAATGCATGGGCGCGCTGCCGGCCGGCAGGCTGCGAAAGCCGGATGGCGAAAACTGTTCGGCGATCATGTCGCCACCGTTTTTCCACCATTGCCAGTCGCGCGCGAAGTCGGGCAGCGCCATGCCGGTAAAGGCCAGGAACCCGTCGCGCACCAGGCTGTAGCAGTCCTGCGATTCCCACGCCCATTGCCGCCCGACCAGCGGTGCCCGGCGCCCGTCCGGCTCGATCACCGCCCAGCGGCCGCCCGGATGCGAGACGATCAGCCAGGGCAGGCCTGTTTTCTCGCACATCGCGCGGTCGGCCTCGCTGGCGATCGGCGGCAGCCCGACATGGCTGTGCACGACCGCCGCGATCCGGTGCGCCGCATCAATTCGGCAATAGCCGCGCCGGTCCATCACGAAGCTGTCGAATTCGGTGGCATGGTTGTCGAGCGGCCAGTAGGTGCCGTCGGCGACCAGCCCGCAGCTTTCCCGCGGCGCGCATGCGGCCGCATGGTCGAGCGCCGCGGCGATGACATCCGGCGCCGGCGCCCACATCAGACGGACCTCACCAGAACAGAGGCAGGGAAGGCGCTGGTCGGCAGCAGTCCCTGCTGGCCGAAGCGCAGCTTGCATGACGCCAGCGTCTTGCCGCACCGGTCCTGCCCGGGAAACACCGGATCGTTGAGGATGGCACCGCCTTTGTAGGTGCATTCGACGGAACGATATCGCCACTGGCAGGTGCCCGCGATGACCTGGCGGCGCGGCAGCATGATGCCGGCCACGTCGAATTTCACGGCGAGCTCGAATTCGACGAAGACCGCGTTCTCGGAGACCTTGCGCGCTACGTCGAAGATGTCGTCGGGAAAATAGGTATCGGGATCCGCGCTCGGATTGCCGCCGGGAAAGTTGACGGCGTCGAGATACTTTCCGAGCGTGCGCTTGCGCGTGAGCTGCGCGCCCAGCATGTCGTCGAGCGGCCGCACGAAGGCGCCGAGCATGCCGCCGATGTTGGATGCGCGCATTGTCGGCCGCGGCAGCTTGCCTGCGCTCGACACCTCGAAGCCGGATGCCTCGGTCGGGAACGGCTGATAGGTGACGCCCTGCCAGACGATCGGCAGGCCGGCGACAGTGGTGCCTGGATGCCAGCGGAAGACGTCGGTGCCGCCGATCGGCGTGGTGTCGAGCACGAACATCTCGACGATCTCGAGCGGCGCCAGCTGTGCCAGGTCGCGGCGCACGCCCATCAGACCGTGATCCCGTTTGCCTTGACGAACTCGGCCGTCAGCGTTCCCCACAGCAGCGGCAAGGTCGGCGCGGATCCCCTGCGGCGGGTCTCCCATTCGACGTGCCAGGTATCGCACCAGACGTTCTGATAGACGACCGCCGTCGCCGGATCCTTGAAAGTGAAGGCGTTGGCTTTCTGCGCCTCGAGATAGGCCACCATCGCGTTGATCACCGCTTTTTCACGCGCCGCCCAGGTCAGCTGCCACTTGATGTTGAGCGCGTTGATGCCGTCCAGGGTGCGCTGCGCGTAGCCATCGCCGAACTGCGCGACGCGCAGGCGCCATTCCCTGTCCGTCCCGTAGGGGATATCGGGGATCCAGCAGACGTCGGTGCCGTCGAAGCCGGCCATCTCAGCCCCTCCGCAGCAGGCCGCCCGGGCGGCTTTCCTTGACCAGGATTACCTGCACCGCGCGATTGATCTGGTCGCCGACCGCCTTGGCGTCGTCGTTGTTGGCGGCCACGAAACCGGACTGGCTGACATCGACCGTGATACGGTTCTGCTGATGCACCGAGTTGTCGATCCTGCCGGCGCCGCTGCCGGCCACACGCCTGGCATTGGGAATGACGATCTCGCCCTTGTGCGCGATGATCGGCACCTCGCCAGGGCGCAGGCCGACGATGCCGCCGGTGGCGAAGCGCGGCGCACCGGCGAAGATGCGCGGATCGACGCGCCGCATGGGCACTGCGCTCTGGCCGACCACGCCGCCCTGGTGGAACAGGCCGACGCCGGCGCCGATCCCGCCGATCCCTCCTCCCAGGCCACCGAACAGCGAATTCATCAGCGGCTTGATGATCAGCATCTGGATGACCATGTCGGCTAGCTGCGCCGCCATGCGACGGATCATATTAGTGAAAGCATCGCCGGCGTCTTCGCCGGCCATGAGATCCTGGACGAAGCCCGACAGCGCACCGCCGATGATGCCGGCCATCTGCTGGTTCATCTGCTGGGCGAGCTGCACGGAGTCCTGCTGGCTCTTTAAGGTCTGTTTCGCGGCCGCAGCCGCTTCCTGGCTTTTCAGCGTCACCTCGGCCTGCGCCTGCGCCAGCGAGCGGATCTGTTGTTCCTGCTCGGCCGTGACGGCCACGCCAGCCTTGCGCAGCGCGGTCAGTTGCTCCTCGGCGATGCGCAGCGCCTCGATCTGCGCCGCCCGCTGCGCTTCCGATTCCCATACTCGCGCATTTATATCGGCGATCTGTTTCTCGAGTTCGATGCGCCGCTCGGTCTCGACGTTCCATTCCTCGAGTGACTTCACGGCATCCCGCGCCGTGTCGATCTTCTTGAGCGGATCCTGCGCGGACTCGCTCCCGCCCGCGAACAGCCCCGCCTCGCGTCGCCGGCGGTCCGGGTTCGACGACAGGCCAGCGATGGCAGCCGCCACCTGGCCGCGGTCGCCTTCCTTGATCGCTTTGACGATCGAGGCCGGCAGGCTGCCGTAGTTATAGGCAATCGACGTCAGCGCCGCCTGCTGCTGCTCCTCGAGCGATCGCCAGATATCAGGCCCGATCTGCCCGACGATGGTTGTCTGGAACTCGCCGATGCGGCGGTTCAGATCTCGATTTGCCTGGTCGAGCGTGACGACGGTGTCCTTCGTCACCTTCTGGACCTTGCCCATCGCATCGACATAGGTGTCTGATCCGAAGCCTACCCGGAAAGCATTCACGTCCCAGTAGGCACCGGTCCGGAAGCCTTCCTCCTGCTTGATCAGGTCGGCAGCGGACGAGATGCTCTTGCCGACATCGTTCCAGGTCTCGGTGACGAAATCGCCGAGGCCGCCCAGCGTGCTCCTGATCTGGTAAAGCGCTTCATTGAGGCCGCCGACCTTGTCGATCGTCGCCTGGATCGCTGCCAGGATCGTCTGGCCGAAACTGCCAGCAAAGATCTCGTCGACGATCTTCAGCGTTTTGGTCAAATCGCTGAGACCCACTTTCAGGTCTTTGAGATTGCGTGCTGCCTGCGCACCTTTCAGCGCCAGGTCGGCCACCTGCACGACCAGTTCCTTGATATCATCCGGCAGATTGTGGATGCCTTCGATCTCCTGGAGCGTCTGAACGAATGCGAGAAAGTCGGGATTGCCCTGCGCGATGCCTTGCTGCAGCTTGGTCAGCGCCGCATCGAGTTGCTGGACTGTATAGGTCTGGCCTTCGAAGGCATCAGCCGGCACTGCAAGGATTGCGTCCTGGACTGCCTCGACCTGGTCTTTGACGAGATTCGAGGCCTCGGCCAGCGCCTTCATGGCATCGCGCTGCGCAATGAGGAGGTCGAGCGGATCCTTGCCTCGAGATACTTGCTCGAAGCCTCTCGCCTCGCGCAGCCGGTTGATGACGTCCAGTTGCTCCTTCAGTGTCTTCGAGAACTCCTCGGCGTCCTCGGTGCTGTCGCTGAAATAGCTCGCTGCCACCGTTGCCAGCGCGCCGAACGCCACGACCGCCAGGTTGATCGGGTTGATCATGCCGACCAGCGCCGCGCCCATCGTGCGCGCGCCGGCGGCCAGGCCGCCGCCCGACAACTGCTGGGCGATCTGGCCGAGCTGCACCTGCAGCGCCCGAACGCCCTGGCCGGATGCGATGCCCGAAAAGATGTCGTTCAGCTGGAACTGCAGCACGCGCGCATCATTGGCGATCTGCCCGGCTGACTTCTGGAAGTTGGCCTGGATGACATTGCCGGCGCCACCGGTCTTGCCGACGCCCGCTATCGCCTTCTCGGATGCCGCAGCTGCCCGTTCGGTAGCGCGCACGGCTGACTTCAGCGCTGCTTCGTAGCTTTTCAGGTTCGCCCTGAGCGTTACGGTTACGGCAGCGTCGTCGGCGGCCATGTGGGTCAGCGCCCCTTCACGATCGCGTCGCGAATCGCGCGGCGCATGCGGGTCACGTTGCGCCGGCGGCTCGCACGGTAGCTCGGCAGCAGGAACGGCTGCGCCGGCGTATCCATCGTGCCGAACTCGACGATGCGCGCGGTGTTATACTTCCCGTCCTTGGTCGGCTCGCCGGCGGTGATCGCTACATAGAGGCCGCCGCGCTTGCCTTCCCTGACGCCGTGATGGCGGATGCTGTCGCGCAGCGCGCCTTCATCGACCGGCACGCGTAGCCTGGCGCCCGCGACGATAAGGTTCGCGCTTTCCAGCATGGCTGTTTCGAGCTCGACGCGGACCGCTGCGGGAATCTCGTCGACCAGGCGGCGTTTCAGCTTATCCAGTCCCTGCGCCATTGCCTTTCCTTGCCCTCGCTTCCTTCA